CCGTTACAGTCAAAGAAACAGAACTTTTTGAATGGCTTTTCCCCGAACCGCACGTCACGGAGGTTACAGTCTCCCGGAACGGACAGTCTGATGCACAGTATATCAAAGCCCTTGAAACGGCTAACAAGACCATAAACACGGAAAACGCCCGTCTTCAAAAGCTCTTGATTAAATATCAAGACATCGTTAGAACGGGATTGAAAGCGATAATGTTTGACATCGAAAACTGTAAATCATTATGAAAAAGAAAATTATTCAATGGGGACTGATGACCGTTCTCGGTCTTTGGGGAATGGTTTCATTCATGGTTCTCGCAGGAGAAGAAGTCCCCGAGGTGTGTATGACATTGGGCGATTTTTTTCTGATTAAAGCCCTTGCGATAACAAGTTTTTCAGGTTGTATTCTATGCGGGAAATGGCTCTCAAAAAAGGGTCTTTTACCGGAAATAAACATACAGGAGGATTGAATATGGAAATCACTTTGGAACAACTCAACGAAAAGATAGACAACCTTTCACGGTTGACGCTTATCAGTTCAAAAACGGTTCTTGACTTTGAAGAAACGATTCTGTTCACGGGATTGAGCAAAGGACACCTTTACCGCCTGACAAGCAACCGGGAGATACCGTATTTCAAAAAGAACCGCAAGCTATATTTCAAAAAATCTGAATTGGAAGAATGGATGCTTGACCAGCGCATTCCGACAAAAAATGAAATCCAAAGTCAGGCGACAACTTATTTGGCAACCCATAAATAACACCGCCATGAATAACCGAACAGCAAACATATTTGACGCATGGATTATCAACCAACACAACAGGTTGAAAGAAAGAATCGCTTCTTCAACCATGTTCGATGATGACGCTTTTCAGGAAACATACCTGACCATGCGGGAAGCCTTGACGATAAAGGATATTGAACTCGATTTTGAACCCGTGTTCATCAAGCTATACAGACGTATGTTAGCACGTGAGTTAAGCACAGAGTTCAGATATTCCCACCCCGACCCCTTGTTCTTTGTTCTTCTCCGTTATGATGAAGAAAACCCGGAAGAAGTAGGAACAAGCCCCGACAGAGAAATTCAGGCGAAACAAGTTGATGAATATGTGAGATACAATTTCAAGCCCAGTGACTACCTGATATTTCATTTGAAGTTCTTTCAGGCTATGACTTGGCAAGGCTTGATAGACTACACGGGGCAAAGTTCAGCCACAATAGCAAAAAGACTGAATAACATGAAACACGCTGTAAAGCAACGTTTTACCCCCCCCCGTTTATAACATATCTTAACATTTTATCTATATAAAAATAACATAACTAAAATAACAGCAATATGAAACTTACAATTTTTGACAAGAACAACAGCGGAACGACATCAGCAAGAACAGGCGTTCGCTCGGTTTATATCAACAGAAAAACCGGGAATATTTCGTTCTCAAACACCTTGAAAAAAGGGAAAGGAATCACAGTTGAACAGACCGTCTATTTTGCCAAGGACGAAGACAGCAAGACGGGAGATTGGTATATATGCTTCAACGCCGGAGAAAACGGGTTAGCCCTCAGAGAGAAAAAGAACAGCGGCTATGCGAAAGACTGTGAACGCACGATTTATTTCAGCAACAAGTTCATTGCGAACAAAATTCTTGACGCTTCAAAAGCCCAACAGTCAGCCTCTTTTCTTGTCAGTGAGAAACCCGTTATGATTGACGGCAAAGAATGGTTCAAAATCGTGTTATCAAAGCCATTGAGAGTTAACTAAATAAATTATTCACATTTCAAATTTCATCATTATGGAAAATGACATTATTGAAATCAAACAAGCTGAAATGCTTGCGGGAATTACCCGGTCAGAAATTGACATTCAGATTGCCACGGCGAAGCAATATCCCCGTGACCTGAACACAGTCTTGAACAAAATCGCCACCTATGCCACAATGGATAGGGAAACGGCAGAAGACTGCTTCTATGTTCTCAGAAGAAAGGACGCAAACGGTAATGACAACACCATTGAAGGGCTTTCAATCCGTATGGCAGAAATCATCGCAGGGGCTTGGGGAAACCTAAGAGTTCAGACCCGCATCATCGGAAATGACGGGCGTAAAATCACGGCTCAAGCTGTCTGCCATGACCTTGAAACAAACTTCGCCGTTTGCAAGACCGTTGACCGCCGGATAACAACGAAAACGGGTAAGACATACAGTGACGACATGCAGGTTGTGACAGGCAACGCAGCCGCCTCAATCGCTTTCAGAAACGCAGTCTTGGCGGTCATACCGAAAGCCGTTACAAAACGTGTCATCAATGAAGTTAAAAAGGTTGCGCTCGGTCAGGCGATTGACGTTGAGACATCACGCAAGAACTGTTTGGCGAACTTCGCAAAAGCGGGCGTGACAGAAGCCATGATTTGCCAATATCTCGGCATCAAGACTATCGCAGACATAGATAAAGAACGTCTGTTTGAACTGAGAGCTACTTGGAACGCAATCAGAGAGGGAACGACAACCGTTCAGGAAACCTTTGTCAAACCACAGCTTGAAGCCAAGGCACAAGAAGAAGCCGATAAAAAGACCGCTTCGGCGGCTGACAAGGCGGCAGCGGCTATCGCACAAGCAACGGGAACAGCCCCAGCCAATATCGACCCTGAAACGGGTGAAATCAAAGAAGACAAGTCAAAGAAAACATCAACATCTAAAAAATAAACATTATGAACAACGAAATTATTGAAGTCAAAAGAGACGATTTGCGGGAACTTTATCAGGTATTAACCAATTACCCGGCTATTTCAAAAGAACAGGTTCAGAACGAAATGCACAAAGTTTTCGGGGAAGATACATTCAAGCCCAAAGACATCATGGAGCGTGTGAAAACCTTTGAAGACGCTTGCCGTGAACTTGGAGAAGACCACCCATTTGTAAGGGCATACAACGGCTATGCAAGCAATATCCACGAAGATAACAAGAACGACACGGACATACTTGCATACCTCAAACTCCGCATCATTTGCGCCGCCTTGAACGAGGGCTGGGAGCCTCAATTCACGGAGGACGAATGGCGTTATTATCCTTGGTTCATTCTTTGGACGGAAGATGAACTTTCAGAGAAGTCAGATGAATGGAAGACTGACCGACATCTTATATCAACAGGCGAACATCAAACAGGATATGCGGGTCTCGCCTATGCGGGCTCGCGTAACGCCCCCTCGGATACGAATGCGAGCATCGGCTCTCGCCTTTGCTTAAAGAGCGACACGCTCGCCGTTTACTGCGGGAAACAGTTCATCAACATCTGGGCAGACTTCTGTCTTATCAGAAAGAAATAATCAACAAAAGTTTAACATTCAAATATCAACAGTTATGGAAACTAAAAATAACAGCGAATTTTTATCAAAGGTCAACGCTTTTCAAGAAGAAGCGCAAGAGTTCATCAAAAAGTCCGATAAGAGACATGCAGTAATTATCATTGCCTCTGAGCCTGACGAAAACGGGGAAGGCTCACGCCAAACCGGGTCTATCATGGGAAATGAAGAAGAAGCCGTTTACGCTTTAGCCGGATTTATGAGACAGTCACAAGGACGTGAATTATTAAAACGGGCTGCAGCTTTAAGTATGGCTGAGTCTTTGATTAAATCAATGTTGAACGTAAAAAAACAGGAGGAAGAAAAATGAGTAACACAATAATCAGACCGAAAGACCGTAATGAATGGCTTGAATACAGAAAGTCAGGTATCGGGAGCAGTGAGGTTGCAACCATTCTCGGGTTGAACCCGTGGGAAACCCCTTATCAGCTTTGGAGACGCAAGGTAGGTCTTGATGAACCTAAAACAGAGACCTTCGCTATGAAAGCGGGTCATTATCTTGAAGACGCTGTTGCGCAATTTTGGCATGACGATACGGGACGTGAAATAATCAAGTCATCAGCCGGAGACTGGCTGATAAGAAACAATGAACGCCCCTATCTTCAGGTCAGCCCTGACCGCACATATTGGCTCGCAGGAGAAAAGAAGAACGCTTCAAACAAAGGTGTTTTGGAATGCAAGACCACCCAAATGAAAATTTCCGCTGATGATTTACCGAAGCATTGGTTCTGTCAGGTTCAATATCAACTCGGAGTTGCGGAATTAAAAGAGGGCAGTTTGGCTTGGCTCTGTTCAGGACGTGAGTTCGGCTACAAAGACCTGTCTTTTGTTCCTGACTTCTACGCATGGATAGTTGAAGAAGTTGAAAAGTTTTGGCGTGACAACATTCAAGGGAAGAAAGAACCCGAAGCGACATCGGTTCAAGACATTCTGCTGAAATTCAACCGTCACACGGACGGGAAAATCGTTGAAGTGAATGACGCTATTTTCTCAGACTATCAAAAGTTGAAAGAAGTCAAGAAAGAGATGGATAAACTTGATGAAATCAAGACAGAGTTGGAAGAACGCATTAAACTCGGCTTCGGAGACGCAGAGGCTATCAGCTACGGAGGTCAGACGCTCGCCACATGGAAAGCCCCCAAGCCGTCAATGAAGTTTGACGACAAGGCTTTCAAAGCCGCACACCCTGAAATGGTTTCCGAGTTCTCAAGGGAGGTTCAGGGGGCACGCCGCTTCCTGTTAAAATAAGGTTCAATCAACAAAGAAAGGTCAGACAGTTATGTATATCATTTCAAACAAGCAAATGGAAGATATAATCAGCTATATCGAAGCATGGAAAGACGGGGTTCAAGTTGAAGAAAAAGACACCCGGACGTACAACAAGGTTCGTCTCGCCAATATCCTTGTGAAGAAATTGAAAGCGAAACAGCCGCTTTCAAAGCCTGAACTTTCTGAGAGCCTTAAAAAAAATCTTCGTGATTTAAAGTGAGTAGAATGTAATCACTTATCTTTGCAATAACCGAAATGAAAAGACAGTTAAACAACAATATAAACTCCGTACATGGGTTGAACATCCGAAAGGTTTTCAAACGCTTGCTGTTATGCGTGGTTAGCCCTAAATACGGAGTTTTATTCTCTCAAATATGATAACACTCAGAGAAAACCAAACAGAGCCGATAAACAAGGCTATTCAGTTTTTCACGGAAAAGAAACCGAAGCCGAGTTTGATTGTTCTCCCGACCGCCTGGGGAAAATCAATACTGACGGCTTTTGTCGCAAAGAACAGCAACGATAAAATGATTGTTCTTCAACCCTCGAAAGAGTTGCTCGAACAAAACTATTTGAAATATTGCTCGCTATGCGGGGATTTCGCCTTGAATGCGGGAATTTACAGCGCAAGTTTCGGGCGAAAGGACATCGCCCATATAACTTACGCCACGATAGGCTCAATAAAGAGCCTCGGGGCTAAATTCAAGTCTCTCGGGTTTACAAAAATGTTGATTGATGAAGCGCACCTTTATCCCCGTGAGGCTGACAGTATGCTCGGACGTTTCCTGAAAGAAAGCGGCATAACCCACGTTCTCGGAATCACGGCTACCCCCGTGAAGCTGCAAACGAACCGGGATAAGGACGGGCAGAACTTCTCAAAACTTGTCATGCTGACCTCCCGTTCAAAGAAAGGCAACTTCTTCAAAGACATCATTCATGTCGGGCAGGTGGCTGAAATGGTTCGCCTCGGCTTTTGGTCTCCGCTTCAATATGAGACAGCGGGATTCGACAGCAGTCTTCTTGTCTTCAACAGTTCAAAATCTGAATACACGGAAGAAAGCGTTCAGCGGGCGTATGATGCGAACGGAGGATCTGAACAGATTGTTCAAGCCCTTGACAGACATTCAGACCGCCGCCATATTCTTGTCTTCGTTCCCTCTGTTGAGGACGCTATAACACTTTCAAAGAAATACCCAAACTCAGCCGTGATTTACGGGGAAATGGATAAGACGGAACGTTCTCAGGTCATCACACGTTTCAAGGCGGGCGAAATACGGGTCATATTTAACGTCAGAGTGCTTTCGACAGGCTTTGACTATACAGGTATCGACTGCATCGTTTTAGGCGTTTCTACGGCTTCTATCGCCTTGTATTATCAGATTATCGGACGTGCGACACGTATTGACCCCGAGAAAACGGACGCTTTGATTGTTGACCTCGGCGGCAATGTTGAACGTTTCGGGCGTGTTGAAGACATCACGTTTGAGCAGGGTAAAATGTGGCGAATGTTCGGAACGGGCGGGCGGCTTCTGTCAGGCATACCCATTTCGGACATCGGTCATTACACCCGTGAAGACACACGGGCGATAGACGCTCGGGCAGAAGCCCCGATTGAAATCATGCCTTTCGGCAAATATAAGGGGAACAGAATAGCGGACATTCCCCTTGATTACCGTCAATGGATGATACGCTCCTTTGAATGGAACGCAAGGAACGAGAAACTCCGCAAATCAATTCTTACAACCCTATAAATCCATCAGGCTATGGCAAGACCGAAAAAACAAACCGTTGATTATTTCCCGCACTTCGTCAAGGGCGGGCGCACGATTTTCATCCTTGAAAACAAGTTCGGGAATGACGGATATGCGTTTTGGTTCAAACTCCTTGAAATTCTCGGGGAAAGTGAGGGGCATTTCTATGATTGTTCAAACGCTTCAAATTGGGAGTATCTTCTTGCCAAAACACGTGTCACAGAGGAAAAGGCAAAAGACATTATCAACGTCTTGATAAATCTAAACAAAATTGACATTGAGCTATGGAACGAACATCGTGTTTTATGGATTGCGAATTTTGTCAGAAACCTTTCAGATGTTTACAGAACCCGTAACACCAACCTCCCGTCAAAACCCTGTTTTGAAGACAAGAAACAGCCTGAACAGAAAGTTTCTTCCGAGAAAACACAGGATGAAGAACGGTTTTCTGCGCAAGAAACCCCTAAAGGAGAGGAAAGTAAAGAAAAGGAGAGCAAAGAAAAATATCCTTATCAGGATATATGCGCCTTGTGGAACTCAATCTGTGTTTCTCTGCCGAAAGTTCAAAAACTCAATGACAACAGGCGAGCAAAAATAAAATGCCGCTGTGACGAATGGGGCAAAAGCCGTGAGACTTGGATACAGACCGCAGAAGACATCTTCAAGCGTGTTCAGGCATCCGACTTCCTGACCGGGCGGCAATCCAACAAAAGGGCGTGGACGGCGACATTCGATTGGATTTTTGAGAACGGTTCAAACTGGATAAAGGTTCAGGAGGGCAACTACGACAACGATAAAGGCAGCGGCGTTCAGAACGGTTCAAAAGTCACAAAGGTTCAACTCGGTGTCGGCGAGTTCTATGACAACTCAGGGCGAAGGACATACGGTTCAGGCAAGGCGATAATACCTCCTACAGCCCCACCCCGTCCGTCTGACAGACACGCTTGGGATTCATCATCAAACACTTGGATTTTATTATGAGCATAAATTGGGAAAGATACGGGATAAAAGCCCCATACGGGCGTTCAGGGAACAGAAAGGTTTTCTGCCCACAGTGCCATGACCAGCGTCACGACAAACGTGACAAAAGTCTTTCTATCAACCTTGAAACAGGCGAGTTCAACTGTCATTACTGCGGCTTCTCGGGCTGTGCAGCGGAAAAAGAGCCTTGGGAAAAAGAAGACCGCCCGTGGCGCAACGCCGCCCCCATACGCCGCGAGAAACCCGTTTACAAGAAACCCGCCCCACGTCAGGACTGTTCTTCAATCTCAGGGAAAGCCCTTGAATGGTTCAAGGGACGGGGTATCAGCGAAAAGACCCTGACGGCGATGAAAGTAACCGAGGGGCTTGAATGGATGCCACAGAAGAACGGCAAAGCGAATACGGTTCAGTTCAACTACTACCATAACGGGGAACTTGTCAACACGAAATTTAGAACGGGAGACAAATGTTTCAAACTCTGTTCAGGCGCAGAACTTCTCCCATACGGGATTGACAACATCAAAGGTACGAAAGAATGTATCATCACAGAGGGTGAAATGGACGCTCTGTCATTCTTTGAATGCGGACGGACAGATGTTGTTAGCGTTCCGAACGGGGCGAACTCAAACCTTGACTACCTCGATGACTATCTCGAAGAATACTTTGATGACAAAGAGACAATATACATCGCATCTGACACGGACACGAAAGGCGTTGTTCTGAAAGAAGAACTGATAAGGCGTTTCGGGGCTGAACGCTGCCGGATAATTGAATACGGGGACGGGTGCAAAGACGCTAACGAACACCTGCAGAAGTACGGGCGTGAAAGTCTTCTGAAATGTATCGCTGACGCTCCCGAGATAAAGATTGAGGGCGTTTTCACGCTGTCAGACTTTGAACAATCCCTTGACGCTCTGTTTGAGCATGGCTTGCAGAAAGGGGTAACAATCGGACATGACAACTTCGACCGATTGTGCTCTTTTGAAACAAAGCGTCTGTGTATCATCACGGGCGTTCCGAGTTCGGGTAAGTCTGAATTTATTGACGAGATTGCAGAACGGTTGAATATCCGCTACGGCTGGCGTTTCGCTTATTTCAGCCCGGAGAACGCCCCACTGGAATATCACGCCTCAAAACTGATTGAGAAGTTCACGGGCAAACAGTTTGATAAAGAACACCTGACATACGGGGAGTACAAACAAGTGAAACAACACCTTGAAACAAATTTCTTCTTCATATCCCCCAAAAGCGATTTCAGGGTTGACGCTATTCTCGAAAGGGCGAAATTCCTTGTCAGACGCAAGGGGATTAAAGTTCTCGTTATTGACCCATATAACAGGCTTGAAGATGAAAGCGAGGGCAAGAACGAGACGAAATACATATCAAGGCTGCTTGACAAACTGACAAACTTCGCACAGCAGCACGATGTATTGGTTATCCTTATGGCGCACCCAACAAAGATGCAGAAGAACAAAGACGGTGAGCCTGAGATACCGACACTTTATGACATCAGCGGCTCGGCGAACTTCTACAACAAGGCTGATTTCGGTATTGTCGTTCACAGAAACCGACTTGAAAACACGGTTGAAATCTATGTGAAGAAAGTGAAGTTCAGACACCTCGGAGAGTGCGGTATGGCTCTGTTCAAATATAACCTGAACAACGGGCGTTACAGCCCCTTTGTCAACGGAACAGAACCCGTTTGGGATAACAGCAACCATTTACAGGAAGAAATCAAACGGCGTGAACAGGAAGCCTTTGAAGCCTCTCAATTCAACTGGGATGACTTTCAGCCATCCGATGAAGAATGCCCGTTTTAATCATTTGAGTTATGAAGTGCCATTATATCTACACGGAAACAGGCGAAAAGGTTTTGATACCCGGCTGTATGGGTACGGCAGCTATGGGTATCGAACATTGTACCTGCCGCTTTGAAAAATCTTTCGCTCAATTTGAGCGCGAACAATATAATGAAACCGTAAAGGCTCTGAAACAAGAAATCAAAGACCTTGAAAGCGAAAATGCGTACCTGAACAGAATTATAAAAAAACTAACTAAAAACAACAGAAGATGAAGCCGAAAGATTTTTTTGACGCTGTTGTCCGAATGAGAGAAAAACAGCGGGAATATTTCAAGACCAAGACAAGTTCAGCCCTAACAGAAAGCAAGAGACTTGAACGGGTCATTGATGACGAAATAGAGAGAGTTCAAAGAATTATTCACGAGAAACAGAACCCAAAGTTATGGCAAGATTGATTGAAAATCCGATTTGCGTAAAGATAACCATATTCAAAGGTCATCACGCTGATGAAGTGGTTTATTATCGGAACAAATTATCTGTCTCTATGATTGAGAAATGGAGGTGGTATTTTGAATACCTTGCAGCACTTATCAAAGTTAATAACCCTCTCCGTAAAACGGAGCTAACGATTTGTCCTCAGACACTTCTACAAGGGGAAGAATATATTGAAGAAAAAAGCAAAACACTACTTAAAGCGAAGCGAACAAAGCTGAAAACGCTTCAAAACAAGCCTGTACAGAACGACTTGTTCAACTACGCTAAACAGGAACAAGACAGTAAAATTCAAACCGTACAAAGTGAAATAAACGCTCTTGAACAGGGGGAGTTTAACTACTATGTTCCTCCAACATACATAAACAGGATTAAAGAATGGATAAATCGATAAAGTTATGGCAAGATTAGACATTGAAAGGCAAAAACGGCTTGAACCGACACGCATTGAATATGCTGTCAGCCGCATTCAGGAAATCGGCTTTGAGATTGTTCAGCGTGACAACACTCAGATACAGTTCATTCACAAAGGGCAAACAGTGACATTCTTCCCGTACAGTGGATGGGCAACAGGAAAAAGTATAAAGGACGGGCGGGGTCTTGAAAGACTTCTTAAACAGTTGAGACCATGAGACCGAAAGGAAACGGCTTGATACCGCTTCACGATGAGAAGCAAGAAGGACGGGGCTTCTTCTGTATAAAGCTGGTTCAGTTTCTGAAGACAGAAGCCGAAATGGGAACAGAAGAATACAAGCGGCTTTGGGATGAAAGGTTCTCAGCCGCTAAGAGTGGTTCATGCTTTTATAGAAACCGCTGCCCGATATATGAAAGAACGGTCAAGAACAGACCTGTACAACTGAATTTATTCACTTATAAAAACTGATATAAACATGAAAATGCGAAAACAGAAAAAACAAATTCCGGCTGAGTTCCGGAAACAAATGTACGAGAATTACAAAGCCAATATGACTTTCTATGGTAAGCCGATAAGCCCATATAAACAGTGGCTCAAAGATGTGTTTAATACAAAGACACCGAACCATGACAAAAGATGAAATCAAAAGGCTACCCTTTGTCGTGGCTGCGTATCAAAAGATACATCCTACTGAAAGTCATTGTGGTATCTGTAATTTACCTTGGTCTGCATGCGGGTCTGAACATATAAACATTAACGATGATTACGGGGTCTTCTATGTATGTCCGCACTGCTGGAAAAAGAGTGATTTGCAGACCGTTCTTAAAGCGACAACACAAGGTTATTTAGGTCAGTTTCATTCATGCACTACGGATGAAAACAAGGCGTATTTCCTTAAAACACATAAGCTGATTGACATATTGATGAAGACAGAACAGAAGTATGTATCAACCCATGCAAGAAACGATGAAAAAGGAGGGCAGACTTATGGAAAACAGTCTGAATGATGTTTGTGACCGTCTTCAAGAAAAGTTCAACCTCCTTGATGAAGCGGTAAAAGAGTTAAAAAAGGCTTTGATAAACGTTCAGGAATCTTTAGGAATGTCTGTCGCTGAGATTGAACGGGCTATCGAACAAATATCAAGGCTCGGGGCTGAATGTTTGATGGCGCAAGTCATTGAACACAGCTTGGAATATGAACTGAAAAAATAAGCCTTGAAGATTATGAAATCTGTTCTGAACCAGCAGAGCGTGACCCCTACCCTCCATATAGGGAACGGCTGCATCCCCGAAAACATTGGCAACGGAAACCCTATTGGCTCAGAACCCGGAGCAACCCGAAGAAAAAAGGCTATCATTAAGCCTGAGAGCCTGAACGCAAATGAAGTGAACTTATTACAGAAAACGGATATTTAATCGAATAAAAAACAAGAAATTATGGGTAATTTTTCAATCAAAGAAGACCTCCTGAAACTGAAAGGGGCGTTCATAACAAACTTCAAAGGGCGCACGGAAACAAAACGCTGTCTTGTCATCCCGGTTGATGACAGCGGGCTTTATGTCGGGGAAAAAGGCGTTTATTTGAACCTGACAGCCATAGAAATGGAGAACCCGCAGTATAAAGAAACACACTGTATCAAACAGTCACTTGACAAGGAGATATACGAAGCCTTATCTGAAGAACAGAGGCAATCCCTCCCGATTATCGGCGGCATGAGACCGCTTGTGAAGAAAGCCGCCCCACAGATGAATGTCGGTTCAACCTTTGACGGGGCGCAAGCTGTGGAAAATACGGATGACCTGCCATTCTGATAAAATGAGAATAAACACAAACAAAGGGGAGCAATCCCCTTTCTGTTTTCCTTGCCTTTAAACAAGCCCCAAAAATCACGTTAAAACATGAAAGCTGATAAAAGTATCGCAAAAACAAAGAAAAGCCGACAGACAGCGGCAAAACCGCCCCTGCGTGACGTTTTCACGGTTATTTGCAAGACCGATTTGAAAGTAGATTGTGTAAAAGAGTTCAAATTTCACCCCGTCAGGAAGTGGCGGTTTGATTACGCCGTGCCTGAACACAAAATCGCCCTTGAAGTTGAGGGCGGTGTATGGACGGGAGGACGGCATACTTCCCCAAAAGGTTTTCTTGGAGACATTGAGAAGTATAATACGGCTACGCTCATGGGCTGGCGTGTGTTCAGAACAACGCCTGATGACTTGTACAAGAAAAAGACCCTTGATTTGATGAAATCAGCCATTTTGAATGATTTTACCCCTTAAAAAGCCCCTTTTTTGTCTAAAAGTGATTATATTATACTCGCTTTTTCATACTTTTGTGAGTACAATGTAATCACTAATCAAAAAAGAGTATGAAAACAGAAACTATTCATCTTTCACAAATTCAGGTTAACGGGGCGAATCCCCGTATAATCAAGAATGACAAGTTTGAGAAGTTGATTAGGTCTATTCTCATTCTCCCGAAGATGCTTGAACTTCGCCCGATAGTCGTTGACAACACGTTCACGGTTCTTGGCGGGAATATGCGTCTTCGGGCTTTGTCCGCTATCGCTGAAATGTCTCCCGCTGAAATAAATACCCGGCTTGGGGAATGTTCAGGATACGCACAGAAGACAGAAGCAGAACGAGACCTTTTACGCAGTCATTGGGAAAAGTGGCTTGACAGACCGACAGCCCATGTTATCAAGGCTTCTGAACTGACAGACGCAGAACAGCGGGAGTTCATCATCAAAGACAACGTGGGTTATGGAGAGTGGGACATGGACGCTCTCGCTAATGAATGGGACACGGAAGAACTTGTTGATTGGGGCTTAGACCTGTGGGAAGACAAGTCAGAGGGCGAAAGCGGGAACGGTTCTTCTTCCCTGCCGAACAGCGCACCCGAATCATCATTGTTTGACCGCTTTGTCGTTCCCCCGTTCTCTATCCTTGACACCCGTAAAGGCTATTGGCAAGACCGCAAGAAGAAGTGGTACGACATCATCGGGGATATGGGAGAAAGCCGTAATGATACGCTTGTGACAAGCCTTGAAATCAAGTACAAAGACTTGTATCAAAGAACCCGTGAACACAGGAAAGAACTTGGCATTTCATTCAAAGAGTACATCGAAAAGTACGTTCCGAAAGAAGAGCTTGAACGGGAACAGTCGAAAATCGTTGCTCAGGGCGTTTCTATCCTTGACCCCGTTATGGCTGAAATCGTCTGCCGTTGGTTCGGGTTCAAGAACTGTCAGACGTTTGACTGCTTCGCTGGCGATAGCGTCTTTGGCTTTGTTTCAGCTTACCTTGGCAATAGCTTCACGGGCATTGAACTGAGAGAACAGCAAGCGAGCCTGAACAACGAGCGTGTGGCTGATATGACAGCCCGCTACATTTGCGATGACGGTCAGAACGTGGCGAAGCACATCACCCCCGAGAGCCAAGACCTGCTGTTCAGTTGTCCTCCATATTTTGACCTTGAAAAGTATTCAGACCTCCCGAATGACGCAAGCAATCAGGACAGCTATGAAGACTTCATTCAGATATTGAAGAACGCTTTCACGGCGGCTGTCGGCTGTCTGAGAAATAACCGTTTCGCCGTTATCTGTGTGGGCGATGTCCGTGACCGGAAGACGGGCTTTTATTATGACTTCTGCGGCGACATCAAGCGGATATTCAAAGAAGCGGGCGTTCTTCTGTATAATGAAATCATCCTTGTTGAACAAACCGCTTCAACAGCCCTGAGAGCCGCCCGGTATATGGAGACAAGAAAGGTCGCAAAGACGCACCAGCACATTCTCGTGTTCTTCAAAGGCAACCCGAAAGACATAAAGAAAGAATACCCGAAAATTGAGTACACAGAAGAAGACATGGTTCAGTTTGAAGCCACTGAAACTTCTTCTGAGAGTGAAACAACTGAAAATGAATAAGACCATGCAAGCAAAAATCTGGAATCACGCCCAATGGGTCAAAGAGACCGACCCGAAAGCACTGCGGGGAATGTTTGACAAACTTCTCCGTAAAGCGGGTTTCAATGTTCTGAGTTGCACGGAACATCATTTCAGCCCACAAGGTTACACGGCTTTATGGCTGCTTTCCGAGAGCCACTTTGCCGTTCATACGTTTCCTGAGTTCGGGCGAACATACATCGAACTGTCAAGCTGCAACCTTGACTTTTATCTGAACTTTCTTTCAATGACAAAAGAACTATGAGCAAGGCACAGGAAAAGAAAAGAAACCAACTGAAACAAGCCCGTCTCGAAATCGTGGCGGGAATGTACAAGCGGGGTTACAGCCTCAGAAAAATTCAATCAGAAGTCGTGAAGCGGCTTGAACTGTCTTCTTATTCTCTCGCCACGGTTCACAAAGACGTGCAGACGCTTCTTGACGAATGGCGGGAAAACAGAATTGAAGATATGGACGCTGCTCTGACGCTTGAACTTGAACGCATTGACGAAACCTGCCGGGAACTATGGGAACAGTGGGAAAAGTCAAAGACTGATTACAACAAGACACAACGCAAGCAGAAAGGTTCTCCCGCCCGTGACAACGAGACGGGGCAGACTTCAATCAGGACGTATCAGACAGAAAGGACGGAAACAGAGGTTATCATGCTCGGAGACCCGTCATATATCGCCGAAATCAGGAAACAACTTGAAGAACGGCGTAAGCTGCTTGGTCTTTACGCTCCCGAAAAGAAAGACATCAACGGAAATGTATCTTTCGCCTCTCTGCTGATTGAAAGCGGCTTGTTGGATGAACCCGAAACGCAGGACGAAGCAGAATAACACCGATTGCGCCCGAATGTGGCTCTGAAATCATTCACTCGTATAAAGTTACCATTTGAAAACGAAAGCCCGGCACAGGGCGAATCAGCAAAAAATAACTCAATGAAGAAACAGAATAAAGATATTCTCCGCAAGAAAGGTCTTGAACTGATGAACCTATGGCGGGCAGACTGGAACAGGTTTGTCCGTGAAGCCCTCGGAGTGACCCTTGACAAAGAACAGCAAGAAATACTGTCAAGCGTTCAACACAACAGGCGAACATCGGTTGCATCGGGGACAGCCCGTGGAAAGGACTTCGTGGCGGCTTGTGCCGCTATCTGTTTCTTGTATCTCACTCCCCGTTGGAGAAAGAACAGTCTGGGCGAAATAGAACTTGTTGAAAACACTAAGGTCGCTTTGACAGCCCCGACAGATCGTCAAGTGAAAAATATCATGATGCCTGAGATAAGCCGCCTTTTCAACAGAGCCAAAGCCCGTGGCGTTGAACTTATCGGCAAACTGAATGCTTATGACATAAGAACAAATAACGATGAATGGTTTCTGACGGGCTTCAAGGCTGATGAACACAACCATGAAGCGTGGTCAGGTTTTCATGCGGTTCACACGATGTTTGTCGTGACCGAGGCAACAGGTATCGGGGATGACACGTTTGCAGCCATAGAGGGAAACCTGCAGGGAGACAGCCGTATTCTTCTTGTCTTCAACCCTAACAAGACAGTAGGTTATGCTGCCAAGTCTCAGAAAGGAGACCGTTGGCACAAATACCGTCTGAACAGCCTGACAGCCCCGAATATCGCAAGCAAGAAGATTATTATTCCCGGTCAAGTTGACTACGATTGGGTGTTGGATAAACTTGAAAATTGGTGTGAGAAAATATCCCCCGATGAAATCATATCAGAAATGGATGACTTTGAGTTCGAGGGGCAATGGTATCGCCCGGAAGACCTGTTCAGAAAGAAAGTCCTCGGTCTGTTCCCGAAAGTCGATGAAGACACGCTTATTCCCCGTCAATGGCTTGAAGAAGCGCATGAACGTTGGAAACAAGCCAAAGGGCGTGAACCGCTTCGGGCTGACCTCAATATTCTCGGTGTTGACGTGGCGGGCATGGGGCGTGACGCAACGTGTTATGTTCTTCGCCGTGACAACTGGGTGGCTTCCTTTGACACACACAATTCAGGCGGTGTGGCAGACCACATGAAAGTAGCTGGGAAAATCATGGTTGCCCGCCGACAGAACATCGGTCTTTACGTCAGTATTGACACAATCGGCGAAGGTGCGGGCGTTTATAGCCGCTGCGTTGAACTTGAAGACGAACCCCATTATATCCTGAGTTGCAAGTATTCAGAGAGCGCAAAGACCCCTAACGGGCGTGAACTGAGTGACATCACGGGGCAAAACAAGTTCTTCAATATGCGTGCTTATCTGTTTTGGGCTGTCCGTGATTGGCTGAACCCAAGAAACAACACGGGAGCCATGCTGCCGCCGGATGACAAGTTTGACGAAGAAGCCACGGAAATAAAGTTCTCGGTAAAGTCAAACGGCAAACTTTATATTGAACCGAAAGAAGACATCAAAGAACGCCTCGGGCGAAGCCCTGATAAGTTTGACGCTTTGGCTAACACGTTCTATCCCGTTCGGTATGCGAAACCTATCAACGTGAACAGAATTGCGAAAATGATACGGAGATAACAAACAGAATGTTCAATTCAAAAAATATCAAACAATGACAATCGAAGAAATTTTAAATTCAGACATGACGGCAGAACAGAAGATTGCCGCCCTGAGTGAAAAGACCGTGAACGTCCCTGTTTGGGGCGGCAGAAAAGGGCTTGAAATGGAGTATAACCCGAAGTTTCATCCCGTTATGGATAGACAGAAATACCCCGACATTGTGAACGAAGACGGGATTCAGCCCGTGACCCGCATTGCGCTCGGCTTTCAGAAACTCGCATCAAAGAGAATGACAGAACTGGTTACGGCTATACCTGTCAAGCGTGTGTTCAAGCCTGAGAACGACAAACAGAAAGAAGTGGCGACATTCATCACAAGCGTTCTCGACAAGAACCGCATCGACAGCGTTGACATAGACCGTGTGAACAGGTTCTTTGCCGGCTGCGAGATTATGACGTTATGGTACGCCCTTGAACAGAACAACACGCTTTACGGAAGAAAAAGCCCCCTGAAAATCCGTTGTCGCACGTTCTCCCCCATGCTCGGCGATGACCTATACCCCCTTTTCGATGAATACGGCGACATGATAGCAATGTCAGTCGGCTATCAAAGGAAGAAAGGGAGAAAGACCGTGAAGTTCTTTGACGCATACACGGCAAACAAGCACATCAAATGGTCTTCTGAAAGCGGTTCATGGCAGGAGATTGAGAATGAAGATATAACGCTTTTGAAAATCCCCGCAATTTACGCCTGCCGTCCTTTCCCGATTTGGGAATTCACGTCAGATACAGTTTACGAAATTGAATGGTCTTTGAGCCGTAACGGTAATTACATCCGTGAGAACTCAAAGCCACTGTTCTGTGTCTTCGCTGATGAAGCGATAAGCTACGGCGATGAAAAAAGCCCTGATAAGGAAGCCCGTGCCGTCATGCAATACCCGAAAGGCTCAACAGCGCAGTATGTCACTTGGCAACAAGCCGTTGAGAACCTGAAATTCCACGTCTCAGAGTTGAGAAACCTCTATTTCACAATGCTTCAACTCCCTGATTGGTCTTACGAGAAGATGTCGCAAGTCGCATTGTCAGGAGAGAGCCGAAAACAACTGTTCATTGACGCACAACTGAAAGTCAACGATGAAAAAGGACCGCTGATTGAGTTCTTCGACCGTGAAATAAACGTTATCAAGGCTTACGCAAAGATTGTCTTCGGGGAAAGCTACGCCGCCGACATTGACGCTCTGAAAGCTGAAATCATCATTACCCCGTTCACAATATCGGATGAAAAGGATGACATCAACAACTTGATGACAGCCAATGGTGGCAAGCCTCTGATGTCCCAGCGTGAATCCATTGAGCGTTACGGAAAGTCTGATGACGTTGACAAGACGCTGAAAGAAATCAAGGAAGAAGAAATGTATGACAGCCTTGAAATGACTGAATAACAAGAAAGGGGGAAATTATGGCTATATCAAGAAGAAGACAACCGCCAAAGACCAAAGAACAACCGAAATTTCAATGCCGAGACTGCGGGCACAGCTATGATTGGCATGAGATAGGCGCAAACGGGAAACCGTTCATGTGCCGTTGCCCGTTCTACACGGGAGGCAAGTTCTGTCGCTTTCTTTCAGACCCTCAGTGCGAACACTTCATCAAACGGGAGGTAAACAATGGCAAGGCTGAATAAATGGGAACGTCAACACCTGAAAGACCTGTCAGCCCTTGACAAGCGCATAAAACAGATTTACGAGGCTGCTATCAAGGAAGCCGCACGTATCGGTGCGACCATAAGCGATTTTAACCCCGACAGGCTTTTTTCTTTCAACGACTATCCAATTACACGCAAAAGAATAGAAAAGCTGTTGTCGGGGCTAAAAAGCGGGTTGTCGGCGGCGATAGTCAACGGCATAAACTCTGCTTGGACGCTATCAAACAACAAGAACAACGAACTCGCCCGTCAGGTTTTCGGGGATAACGTGGGAAAACTCTCTCAGGCTCAATACCGCCGTTATTTCTCCACGAACGATGAAGCCCGTGAAGCGTTCATTCAGAGAAAGACAAACGGGCTGAACCTATCAGACCGTGTATGGAACTATACGAACCAGTTCAAGGAGGAAATAGAACTCGGGCTTGATGTCAGTTTGAGAAACGGCGTATCTGCCGAGGAAATGACAAAAGAACTGCGTCAATACCTGAAATTCCCCGACAAACTGTTCAGACGTGTCAGGGATGAACACGGGGTTTTGCAGCTATCCAAGCGGGCGGCGGCTTTTCATCCCGGTCAGGGCGTTTACCGTTCTTCATTCAAGAACGCCCGCCGCCTCGCCGCCACAGAAACGAACATCGCTTATCGAACGGCAGACTATACCCGCTGGCAAGACCTTGATTTCGTTGTCGGAATTGAAATCAAGCTGAGTAATAACCACACTTTGAACGGCGTTGCATTCAGAGACATTTGCGATGAACTGAAAGGGCTTTACCCGAAAACGTTCAAGTTCACGGGGTGGCATCCACATTGCCGCTGTCATGCTGAAACAGTCTTGAAGACTGAGGAAGAAATGGCAGAGGATAACCGCCGTATTATGGCGGGAGAAGAACCCGTTCAAGGCAGCAAGAACGAGGTCAAAGATGTACCCGACAATTTCAAACAATGGCTTGCTGATAATGAAGACCGGGCAAAACGTATGTCATCTGTTCCGTACTTCATCCGTGATAACGTGAAGTTTATTCCTGAAAGGTTCATTCAGAACATGGGAACACTGAAAGGCGGTCAGGATGCGGGGCTTATTGAGAACCTGAAAGAAGCCTTTCTGAAACTCAAAGACCCGAACTATATCACGGGCAAAGAGGTTCAGAACACGATTAAGACCTTTGCCCAGAACAACCCCGATTTATTCCTCGGTGGGTTGACTGATGTCGTGATAACACGGGCTAAAGGCGTAAGTTTCTTTATGGCAAACTCCCGGTCTTATCTGAACTCCACAGGGGCTTATAACATGGCGGGGAACACAATCAAGATTGCCAACCGGGAATTCAGGCTTGTCAGCGGAGAGATATTCAACCCGCTTGAAGAAGTCAAGGGGGCTTTAAAAGCCATATCCACGGGTATTGATATGACATTCAAACAAGAATACGCCCTTGAAAGCCTATGGCATGAAATACGCCATGCGCAAGCTGTCGGTTGGAAAAACCTGAGAAATAAAACTGATTTAAGAAGCCGTTCAATGGAAACTATCAATCAGTTCTGCGCACGTCATTCATACCGTGACTTTGTGAAAAGCCTTGGAGGAAAGGCGGTCAACACTAAAGAAATCATTGAACGGGGTTATGGTTATGGGCGTTTCGTTTCTAATTTTCAAAACCTATTGAAGCATATAAACGTCACACAAGCAGAAGCGCACGCCCATTTCAAAGACATCATTCTGAAAACCCCGTATGAAGAAATCCACGAGGAAATCGTGAAGTTTGTTCAAGCGAAAAGTAAATATGACTTGAAAACAGCAAAAGAACTTGTTAAAAATCTCAGAATGTCTTCAAGTGAATTTGCAGAAACACTAAGAGGAATCAAGGGTGCGTAACCGTCCGATAAAAATCCAACTTCATATCAAGCGGAAGTTTATCAGCGTACCTTGCCATCCTGTCATTATCCCCTCGGGTATGAAAAAGGGTGGCAAGGTCTAAATTTGCAGTATCTTCCCCCACAATAGCCAAATAACGCTCCTTGTCAGATATTCCGATGTCTTCACGCTCTTTGTCTGTTATGTTATAATCAAAAACTGTTTCCATACTCTGATTTGTTAAGTTATTTTCTCCGAATTTGACGTACAAACGCTTTACTTTCCAAATTGGTGTAAGTCTTCACATTTTAAATTATCGCCCGGCATTCGGGCGCAATCGCAACGCCACTAAAGAACGGCGGCAATTTTGCGGATATTATCCAAACGCTGCATGAAAGATTTGTCTTTTTGGGCGATACGCACATTGTATCTCATTTGAAGACGCATCAATGGTTCAGCTTCAACCCCCAGCGCAGCCTCAAACATCATCGCTGTTTTTTCAGTGACAGGTCGGCGGGCGTTCAATATCTCATTCAGAACAGAATAGCCTATGCCCATTCGTTCTGCCAACTTGCGTTGAGAAATCCCCCTGTATTCGATTTCTTCTTTCAAGATTTCCCCCGGATGCGTGGGAAACGCAGGTTCAAGATTGTTAGCAATCATTTTTGGGTCAACTCCCGGTATTGTTATCATAATCAATCATTTATAATGGTTTGACAAATCTGTTATATTGCATATCGTGGCAACGGTTTCCCCGTCTTTGGTATGTTCCTCGAATTCAATGCGATATTGGTCATTCACTCTCACAGAAGAAAGCCCCGCTTTATCATCTTTCAATTTCTCGTAATTCAATGCGTTGTATCGCATCAACCCCAAGACATTTGAAGTGTCCCGCATCAAATCTATCACACGAATATATTTCCGTATAATTTGAGGCTGAAAACGGTGTTTCTTATCCGTTCGCCCGGTATTATACATTTCCCGAAGATATTCTTCATTGAAGATTATTTCCATATTCAGTTCTTTTTCTGCAGCAAAGATAAGTTCTTTTTCTGAGAGTTCGCAAAAAAAGCGAATATTTTTTTGAAGCCTCAAACGGGTAAACCGAACAACATGATTACACCGTAATCACAAATAACCCCGATTTGCCCGTTTTTAGCCCCGCTATTGAATTTTTACAGCCAATCTTGTATAAGTTATAAGCCAACCTAAAATCACGTCTTAAATCGGCTTATTTGGGCTTGTTTTCATCATCTGCCTGTGAACGGGCTTTTTTGCGCCTTACTGTGAATCGCCTCCTGAGTTATCAGGCAACGTTTCCCGTCATACGGCGTACCGTCAGGCAGACCAATGTTGTACAAGCGATTGACCTTACAGCCAATTTGTTCTGCCGTGAAGACATCATAAATCGCCGCAAGTGACGTGAAGAAGAACTCTGTTCTTTCGTCATCGTTCAATGGCGGTTCTTTGAACTGAACCCGGTAAATCGTCTTTTGCTCTTTCGCCATAGTCTTTTTCTGTTTAACGCCCCAACCTTGTGTCAGGCGAACCCCATTCCCAAAATCAGGGTGTGTACGCCTGACCCGTCAGGGTCTTTTTTTATACTACGTTAGTAGTATTTTTTTCTATATTCTTTTCTTTTTCCCATATTTTCCCCTTTTTAACTCTAAATGTACTTCAATCATCCAGCTCCATCTTGATAACTACTATTTCTTTTAGCCGCTCTCAGTATCACCCTTTTCCATATATCTCAAACTTTCAATTCTTGTTTTGAAAACATGAACTTGTTAGCCTGCCTATATAAAAGAGTTGCACATTTATTACCATGTACAACTCCTTTACATTTTTCAAAAATGATATTTACTTTAAAGTCAATCTATCTTCCGATTTCTGCTAATCTATGTCCCAGTCATCCTCATGATGCTTTAATGCACCACTGGCGCTAAACACATAAAATAGAACTGAACCATCTTTTCGTATACGTCCTTCCATATAAATATATGGCATAACATAAATCATCGAATTACCAAAAGTTTCTTCTGATATTTTTTCAAGTTTCTCTGTCGTCTCCGCATCCAAAGGTTCCGACATCCATGAAAACTCTTGAACATTTCCTCTTTCGTCCTTATCCCAATCTGGATTATCCTTCAAATTCCATGTTTCAGAAATATACTCCCACAGTTTTTTTAAATCCGTTCCTTCTGAAAATTCCATGGTAACCATTTCCAAACCCATTGGATTTCCTTTTGGTGTTGACGTGGTCAAAAAATGAAGGCTAACCTCCGCTTCTCCTTCTCCAATCATCCATGTTCCAGGTAACTGGTATACTTCCAGTTGTTCTGAATTTTCTGATATAGTAGGAGATATATCTAAAAGGTTTATTCCTAATAATTTACCAGCCTCCTTAACGCTGCTACCAAAAAGAGATAAATCTTCTATTTGAGGAAATGTATTGGTTTTTTGTCCACATCCAGATAAAAGCAAAATCATACATAAAAGAATAATAATTCTATTAAAAATTTTTACCCTCATTTTACTTTCTTCTCCCCAATTTATTTTGCATACGGATCATCTGAAGGGACACCTACAATTACAGATAAAGACTTACCATTCGATAAAGAAACATCCGACTGTGCTACTAACCCTCCTGCAAGAGGCTCTGGACTTGAATGGTAGAAATTTGCGCTTCCGGGAATCGTAAAACTTTGATTTGATGCCGTGCTGGCGGTAAAAGGCACAGACTTAAATTCATTTCCACGCTGATGATTATACCGCGTGCTTCCATTTCCCGGATATACACTACCTGTCCTTAAAATAGTAGTGGTTACCTTATCAACCCTAAATAGTGGCATATCGAATACACTATCCAGCCTCATTGTTGTATAAAGTGAGCACACTAATGTTACTCCATAATTAGACACCTGCTTATCCTTATTTACCGGAGAATCTGCCCTCGCGATTTGAGCTGCAGACACATTTTTACCGGACTTATCAACCATGCCCAAACCTGTAACACAGTACTCTTTTTCAATCGTACCATCATCATATTCTGTAATACTTAATAACTGTTTCACAGTTATTTCTTCATTTTCGCTTTGATTTCTTACTTTAGGAGTTTTTTGATATTCTTCAATCCCCATCTGTAACAGCTGATTCACATCTGTAATTTCATCATACTCTACATGCCTTACAACTTTAGAGGGTTCTGCCGCATATACCGAAAAATCTACCTTGTTCAAAATCAATAATCCTAGAGC